TCACTGATGCTCACGCGGTTCTAACCCTTCTGAAAGGCATTAGGAGCTTCTCGACATCAGGATCCACACGCCCCACACGCATCACACCCAGGTCACCGAAACCCATCACCCCTGTGGGAGAGTCGTAGCGCTTGAACTGACGCATCGAAAGAATGATGCACGCCTGCTTCACCGCTGTAGGAACCGTAGCGAAACCCCACACGCCAACCACCTGCACAGAAGCCTGAAAAGCGTTCGAGTTGCGTGGCTCATAAATGGGGAACAGATAATCACCGATGGCAGCGATTATGGTGAAAGGTAACTCTACCCCGCCAGCAATCCCATTCAAAGGGTTTAGCTGATAGTCACTGTCAGCAGTCCAGGTGGTGTCGAAAGTGCCATCCCCGTTAGTGTCAGTTTTCAATGTTGTAACGGTTTGCAAGTCATCAATCTCAGTAACGAATGAATCAGCGGGCCTAAACACTCGGGTAGCTGAAGAGCTGTAGAAAACGCGCTCGCACCAGCCGTCAATCTCACGCGATGCCGCCTCAATGCTTATCTCAAGCAGGGCATCATCCACTGTGTCTGTAATTCTAAGCGCAGCCTTCACATCGGAAAGACTGGCATAACCGTTCTCAATAGCCACTAGAAACCTCCAGGTCTAGTTTACCGCGACAGGGGTGCCTGGTTCGCGCAAGAAGAAACCCCCGCCACCCATACAGGTGACAGGGGTTCCTTGTGGGACAGGTTAGGCCTGAGCCAGGTACTTGATGTGGTTTGCACCGTTTGCAACACCAGCAGCAACACGGTACGTGAAGCGGTAGCCGGTGATGTCGTTAGCGAAGTAAGCATCGCTCGAGACGGAGGTTTCCAGACCAGTGGTTGCAATCTTTACCGAAGGCCAGTGACCAAACAGTACAGACTTGTTACCGGTGGTAGGAGCATCCACAGCAGGGTTCTCATACACAGGCATTCCGAGGAGAAGGTCTGGGCCTCCAACTACGGGGTCAAGGATGTAAGCGCCGTTACCATCCTTGAGCTTGCGGATTTTAGCGAGGGTTGCAGTGTTCACCATGAAGCCAGCACCAGGAAGCATGCGGGCCATACCATCAACCGAGAAAGCAAGCTCAATCAGTTCATCTGCGGTGATTTCCGTTTCAGAGGCAGCGGTTACACCGGCACCAGCAACAGCTTCGACAGCCGCGTTCACAATGACGTTAACGCGGGTTCCGATAGCGACACCAGCGTTCTCAGCGATAGAGGACTCAATGTCGAATCCGGCATCGCTAATCAGTTCGTTAGCAAGCTTCACAATGAAACCCTGCTTGGCGGGCTGAAGAAGCAAAGAACCATAAGTGTTCTCAGACTCATCCATTGCTCCACCGGCAGCGGTTTGCGTTGCGGTGCTGTATGCCGTCATGACGGGGATACGAAGGTCGTTCCCAGAGTCACGCTGGAAAACCTCGGAGGTTTCCAGGTAAGGGCCAACCAGTTTAGCGAGCGCGTAAACACGGTCAAGGAAGCTAACAGGAACAGTGTTCGCAGAAGGAACGAGCGTTGCACGCTGTTCCATCGTGAAGTTGTGTCCACGAACTTCTCCGCGAGCCATTGCACGGAACACATCGGCTGCGCCGCGTGATTCCTCAACAGGTACGAAACCGCGCGCGGCTTCAGCAGCCTGTGCAGCACGGTCAGCGAGACGGTAAGCAATAGCAAGTGCCTCGTCAGCTTTGCGAATGTCAGCCTCAATAAGGTCGATTTTTGCGACTTCAGCGGAGTCAATTCCACGCGACTCTGATTCTGCACCCTCGATAACTTCGCGGATCTGCATGGTCAGGTTGGCGCGGATTTCTTCCTGAGTCTTGATGAACTCAGACATAGAATGTCCTTCCAATAGGTTTGATTAGTTTGTTTCGCAGTGGCGGTAACGCTCAACTACTACCAGCAGCGGTGACGCACAAATCCGGTAACTCAATGATACCAACATGGTGCGCCCCGGTTGTGGAGCTGTGGGGACTCGAACCCCAGTCCACCAGGTCACCGCGTGCGGATCTAACCTGGTGTCGAAACCATCCAGCCCCACCACAAGGGTAGCAAAAGAAAACCCCCTGCCGGAAAGAAAGGGAAAACCGGCAGGGGGAAACCCACTAACGCTGTTCGACAGCCTCCATGACGCGGGTTTCTTTCTCTGCCTGCTGAGTGGTGCCCCTCACGGGCTTCGCCTTCGCAGGCGTATCAGCAGAAGAATTATCCAACGCAAAAACCGCGTCAGCCATCTCATCAGCAAGCGAAGCGATCCCACCAGACACAGGATTGCCTGCAACCCTCAGGATCGCTTTCTTTATGTCCTCTTTAGTAGCCATTACAGTCCCATCAATAGTTCGAGCTTCTTCTTCTTCAAAGCAAGCATGTCAAAATCACCCTTAGGTTGCTCAACCTGCTCCGCTGGGGCCAGCTCATCAATGACAGAAGTGAGCAGTTGCCGGTCAGCAGAAGTAATGTCCTCACCGTTCTCAATCTTCAGGAGCGCATCAGCCAAAACATCAGCATCCACGCCGGCCCTCAAAGCGACCTTGTCAATACCTCGCACCGTAGTGCTACCAGCGGTAGCGGTGTATGCAGGGAACGCCACGATAGAAACCTCATGCAGGTTTATCTTCGTCAAAGTTCTCACAGAACCGTCAGCGCTCCACTCATCCCCGTTGCGGGCAACAGTGAAACCGAAACTCATGCTATCCACATCACCCCGCCCGATAAGTTCACGAGCGTCACGCCCGGTAGAAGTATTAGGCAAGTCAGCCTCCACAAACAAACCGCGCGCATCCTCAGTGACCCTCAAAGTGCCAGCCCTAGTGCTACCCAGCACCGAAGCGGTGTCGTGGTTCCAGAGAAGCTTGATGTCGTTCCGGTTGCGGAGGGAACCCTTGAAAGCCCCAGGCGCAATACGCTCGATGAACGGTAACGGTTCACTATCGGAGTTGAACACAGCAGCGTACCCACTGAACTGCATGCCCTCGTCAGTTTCACGAACCTCAAACTTTGCAGAATTGATCCGCGTTTCCATCTTGCTCAATGCTTGCCCCTTAGCTCGGCCTTCATTCTCTTCCTCAATTCTACCAATGACCTCATTAGCAAAGTCTAGGAACCTTGTCGCGGCCCTATCAGTCAAAACCACACCCCACACAATGTTCCCACTATCAGCCAACATTTCACGCGCCTCCACCCACATCGCGGGGGTCATAGCGTTATTAGTCACAGCAAGTATTTCAGGTGTGGCATTCGCAGCGCTGCGGGCAATCGCGCGAACCCAAGCTGGTGGGGTCAAATCCAAAGCGCGCTTATTAACGCGCTCATCCAAAGCATCAATCAGGGTAAGTGTAGAAAACTTGTGGCCCACAAAAACATCGGTGGGGTTCCACTCCATTTCTCCATCATCGTTCTCAGACTCACGCCATAAGCGAATCAAAGCGACAGGGTCATCCTCGGTGCCAGTAATAACAAAGTCTGTATCAGGCACAACAATCTCGCCATCAGTTTCTATCGTGGCAATCTGCCCCCGTGCCATACCGCCGGAGCTATCCCACTCCACAAAATCACCCACCGAAAGCTCATCGGGTTCCGCGCGATTTACTAGAGAATATGAGGCTGAAGTTTGTTCTTGTGCCACAGTAAAGTGATTAGTCAAAGTTGGCATCACTGCACCTCATCCTTATACACCGAATCAGGGTTCTCAGGATCCACCTGCGCCACACCCTGCAACTGGACAGAAGCCAAACCAGTATGCCCAACAGCAGGCAACCCAATCATCTCCATAGCCTCAGCAGGGTCAAACCCGGCGAACACCAAATCGCGTACCATCTGCACCTTCTCGCGTTGCGCCTTCACGCCCGCCTCCGAAAGGTTCACGTTAGCAAGGGGCACGCGCACCGCCTCAGCAGCATCGCCCTCCTGTGGTGACAAATCTTCCAACCGCCGAATGTCATTGATTGCGAGGAACCCAGACTGCAACCCAGTGCTATAAGCGCTGTACCGGCTTTGAATGTCAGCCCTCAGCAACCCGTTCATGTTGAACTTGATGAATGCGGTTTCACCGCCCTGGTACCGACTCATTAGGGTGCCCATAGCATCCTCAATTTTGGTCACATAAGGTCGCAGGGTGTGTGTCACAAACCCGAGCATGTTCTGCTCAACGCTCGAATAAGTGTTCGTGCCGGGCAGGTTTAGCATGTGTGATGGAATCCGCCATATGCGGGCCACATCCTCCACAGCCATTCTGCGGGCCTCAAGTGCTTGGGACTTCTCTGGGTCTGCCTGTGTAGGTTTGAAGCTTGCACCACCGCTTAGAATCCCTGTGCGCCCACTCTTACGCCACCCCTTGTGGGCGTTGTCGAAGGATCCGCGCAAACTTTCAGCCTGCTCAAGAGTCAAAGCTCCAGGGTACTCAATGACACCCTGCAAAGTTGTTCCACTGCCAAAAAAGGTTGCAGCGTAAAGTTCCAGCGCTTTTGACAAACCGAGGTTCTCTTTCAAAGCGTGAACCCGTGAAACACCGCGCACAGTCCCAGGGCGCAACAAATCAGGAATGTATAGCACCTGCTCCGAGGTCAAAGGCTTATCCTCACCCTGCACCGTGAAAATCAGTCT